GAGATCTCTTCGCCATCACGACTGATTACTGTTGCGGTTCTTACTTGTACACAAGACCAAGAACCTTGATTAACGACTTCAATCTTGTCGTTTAGTGTTGCTTCTGATAAAGCCATATTTTTTCTCCTTTTGTTGGACTGTCCGTCTCAAGATCCACTTGAGATAATTAAGATGTAGTTTCAAAAGCTATCGTTATATCTATTTTTGTTCCGCTACCAATATAGCTAGAAGAATTTATTAAGGCGGTTCCGCCTGTGGAATAAGCCTCTATTCTTCCAGTAGTCAGAGACCCGTATAATCTTCCGTACCATCCATATACTGCTGATGATGCGGATTGAAGTCTTATAGTGATTGGGTATCCTTCAATCGCACCAGATTTTGCGGCAAATGGTATATTTCCGAATTGAAGCGCATACGAAGCACCAGCACCTGACGTGCCAGTAACCGAATAACCGAAATGCACTATCACTTGTTGTCCGATTTTTGTATATGAGCCGTAGCTGCTAGATGTGCTGACAGTGCCACCTGACTCAATATCAATAGATGGAATAAACGTCCCTTCCTCATAATCGTCCAGCTTGTTCGCTGCGGCTGTGCCGCCTATGTAAGCACCGCCTGACAGGTAGAGGTCACGGAATCTTTTTGTACTTGACCCCAACGTAGCTAAATCGTCAGTAGATGCTCCGGCTGTATCGCAAGGCTCGATAAACGTATGGCCTGAGCTATATCCAAAAATAACGCCGCCAGTGTTGTTGTTTCCAATTGTTAATACAGTAGATTTAGCGCCAATAAAGCCGACGCCGGTTCCCGCTGAGTTAAACGATATCAGCCCACCGTCTGTACCATTTCTTACGCTTAAAGGGTTAGTCGTTGATTTAGTGATAAGTACTTCGTTTGAACGGATTTCAACGCCTTCGGTTGCGTAGTCGCTTGCGCTTTTCCCAACCAGCAACTTGCCGTTTTGGTCTATTGTAGCCGCCTGAGAAATACCGCCAGCGTAAGTCCAAAACTGAAGTTCACCTATGCCTGATCCTGACTTTCCCCCTGTGATTCTTGCGTAATCCGTAGAACCGTCAGTTGTAAAGTTTAAACTTGATAGCCCACTGTCAACTAAATTCAAATCGCCAGAGGAATCGATGCGCATGGCTTCTGTAAGAGTATTTGTACCAGTAGGGCAAGTATCAAATTTGATGTACCCGCCTTGTGCTGAAGTAGCGTTCTGCCATATTGTTATGCGACCTAAAGTGCCTTGATTAGATGCACCAATCAGATTTAGACCAGCAGTAGCAACATCTAACTCTTGGGTTACTCTGATTGTTCCGTCGCCACTAGAAATGTCTAGTGTATTACCGGCAGCAGGCGCAGTACCAATCCCCAGCGACTCTGCCGAAGCATCCCAGAAGAGCTTCGCAGTCGTGCCAGTGTCTTCGTAGAAGCTGATGTCTCCGTCCGCTGCGATTTTCTGACGTAACTTTTGGGTACTTCCAGTATAAAATAAATGATCGCCGTATCCGTTGCTGTCTGTTGAACGAGGCTGATAAACTAAAGACCCAGCTAAATCAAAAGGCGCTGTTCCTGTTCCGTCAGCCCGCATAATATAGGCATCTGAAGCGGTTGCACCAAAAGCGGAAGCTCCACCATCAATAGTAAGATTGTCAGTAGTCACCGTCCCGGTTACGTCGATGCCTGTGGAGGTTGCAGTTAAGACTGTGTTCGTGCTTGCTCCATTTTGAACAGCTAACTCAAGTTGCCCTACACTATTAGGATAAGCGCCTGTTGTCGTAGCTTTTGCACCAATCATTGCTAGCGAACCATCTGCGCTAGTCGCTAAACGCAATGTTGAATACTCGTTGTTAGCGTCTCCAGCTTTTAGGTTGAGTGCCGCTGGTGAGGCAATTGATGTACTGGCATCGCTACCATCAATAACAATGTTTCCAGCAAATATATTGCTAGTACCATCATGATAAATCTGTAAGTCAGAGCCAGCGCCGAAGATGGCTTTTTTGTTATCTCCAAATGCAGCGTGATCAACGCTTGCCAAATAAACATCAGTAAGCGCATCCACTACGGCAGCGCCGGCCCCGGCGCCGTCTGAATAAACTATCTTCACTGCGCCGGTCGGGATCGTGACCGTGCCGCCAGAGCCCTGGGCGATGGTTATCGATTGGGAGCCAGTTGTAGCGTTCTCGATAATCCAAAGTTTGCTGACGGTGTTAGGGCCAAGCGTGACCGTGCGCGTCGCAGTCAGAGATCCCGCAGACGTGATCTTTAAATAGAGCGATCGAGTGCCGTCGCTGGTGCCGTCCGGCATTGTGAACGTCTCATCCGAGTCAGCCGCGAGCTGCTTAGTGCCATAGCTGAACGCCTCAGCGATTTGCGAAAAAGCTGAGTTAACCTTGTTGCCCCAGGTGCCACTGTTTTCGCCGGTCGCCTGTTCCTCGACGCGAAGGTCATTTAAGTACGTGGATGCCATTCCCTAACTCCTATGCAGCTTCCGACCAATCTGTCGAAGCGCTTGTTTGATTTGTCCATGTTTTTGTAGCCGCTGCCTGATCGCTCCAGCTTGTCGATGCATCGCCTTGTGAATTCCACTTAAGCTCGCCACTAGCAGTAACCGTAGAGACAGCACTGATACTTGCAGCGCCGTCTTGCACTTTGCCGCCGATGGCGGTGAAGGTAGATGTGGCAGTGATCGTCGCAGCGCCCACCGCAACGATTTGGCCAGACGCCGTAAAGCTCGAAGCGCTCGTGGCACTAGCGCTGCCGGTGTGGATTCGTTCGCTGTCAGCGGTGAAGGTTGAGCTTGCTGCGATTGTTGCTGAGCCTGGGTGGACTCGCGACGCGGAGGCTGTGAAGGTTGATGCTGCCGCGATAGTCGCGCTACCAGTTCGTACTCGCGTCCCAGCACTTGTGAAGCTCGACGTACTACTTCCTGCAGCGGTTCCTTGTTGGACGCGTTCGCTATCCGCAGCAAATGCTGAGCTCGCCGCGATAGTCGCGGAGGCGTCTTTGTATGACCATTCGCCATATCTGCCAGCACTCCAAGCACCATATCCAAAGCCCGTCGGTTGCGTCATCAGTCGAGCGTAATATCCAGATCACCAGCCGGGATTCGGAACACGTCCCCGGTATCGATTGTTTTGTTTGCCGCGAGGCTTGCGTAGGCCAGCATGTTGCCGCCGCTCGATGCGTCAAGGATCGCGACAGCCACAACCGTGCCGTAGCCAGCGGTCGCAGTTGGGTACTCGATCGCTGCCGAGTTGGTCGCTGCGTTGCCAGTCGTTGTGAACGCCGCACTCTGGCGCACGTAGGCGCCGCCGCTCACTTCCGTGCCCGACGTTGAATCAGTCGGTGCGACCGTGTAGAGCGCAACGTAAACCGTGGTAGGCGACGTGTACGCAGTGTTTGAGAAAGTGTGCGCGACCAGTTTGTTTTCTAAATAGTCAGTGAATGCCATTACTGCAATGCCCTCGTCTTCATGCGCACAGATGTCTGCCCGCGCGTTCTCTGATCTGAAACGATCAGCTCTTCAATTCCTTTTTGGTAAAGCGATGCCCACACGCCAGTTCGCTCGTCATCGCGCAAGTAAGGCGCGCTTTGCACGAGCGTGCCGTATAGATAAATGTCGGGCGCGATATCGAGTAACCAGTTGCTCGTGTTGCTGTCAGTGAGCGGGTCGATCTTCCCGTAGTAAACGAGCTCGCCCGTGTAGCCCGTGCCGTCCGGCGCAGGAAACACCTGGATTTCAGTGCCGACATGCGTGTAGTAGTTCGGCTTACCCGTTGCGCTGCTAGAGCTCTTGAGCTCGTTCATCGCTTCGTTCGTTACATACTCAAGCGGATGCACCGGGTCTGTTTTTAAAACCAGCGACACGCTCTGATACCAGTCTGCCGGCGTCGCTGAATACTCGCTGTCGATTGTTGCGTCGCTGCGAGTGATCATCTTTCGATGACGGATCGTTCGCTGGAACTCTGCCTCAGCGAGCGAAATAAAATCTGTAATTGCCGACGTGAGGTCGGTGCGGTTTAGCCAATCCGCGACCGCCGCCTGCAATTCTGAATAGGTCGTTACAGCCACTAGACGCGGCCTCCTCTCGTCCTAAAAAACCGATTGTCAGAATCGTTTAGCCACTTCTTAAAACGGGCAGGGTCATCAACGATGCCCTGCCGTTTCAAGTCGTAGTACAGGTTCAATGGTATCGACGCCACTTTCGACCACTCACCATATTTTTGGTGCTTGTCGATTTCATTAGCCGAGCGCTTGTTCGCTTCGATGATTGCTGTCACGTCCTGCGACTCGCTGATGATGATCTTGTCATCCTTCAATGAATCGCCAGACTCGTAGACAAAATCAGTCTGCGTACCAAGGATCTCGTCAATGTTTAGTGTGCGTCGATGCTCCATCTTTCACCTACTAGCTGGTTGACAAATCAGCCACTACACCAAGACCTGCTTCCTGGTTGACCTGGAGGCCGACCTCAGCAAGAAGCATGTACTTAGTTGCGTCACCAGTCTTAGCGAGCTCTTCGCTCTGGATAGGACGCAGCGTAGCCAGTTCACACATATCGGGATCAACGATGTAGCAGTCGCGTGCTCGTGAGAAACGAGAAGGCACGATCTGTACAGATCCGAAGTCACTCATGTAGCAGGATTCTTCAAAACGAGTCGCTAACTCGTTCCCGCCCTTCCGGGCTGCTGCATGTCGCCATGCAGATGAGACTATATCTTCATCCGTTCTGGATGGGTGGCGCTTCGAGCCGCTTGGCCCTACTCCCTTTCGGGATAGTCGTTGCACCTTCTCGCTTTCGCGAGCTTGGCTCAGTATTGTCTGTCGAGAGATGTCCACTGAGTTCACCACCTTATTGCCCGCGCATTCCTACGCGGCGACGCCTAGTTCTGAGTTAACGTCTGCTGCTCCGATGATAGTTGTAGGACTATCGCTGGGAGCCATGTAACGCTGAGCCGCGATACCAGCAAAGCCAGAGATCACAGTCTTAACGTGAGGGCCAACCATTGCCATCTTGGGCTCACCGCCTTCTGACCATACTGATTGCAATACAGTCTTGAGCAGAGTCTCAGTGATGGCGCGCTGCGTACCGTCAGTAGCGGCAGCGTTAACTACGCCGCTTGATACAGTGGGATCTGCACCGCCTGTTCCGCGTGAGGTGTTGGTCTTAATGAACGCAGACAAAGAAGCAGTCTTGCGAGCGGTTGTGTTGTTACCAGCCACTGCAGCCTGGTTCACGCCGCAAAGGTTGAACTCCATGTCGCGCTTGAGCTCGTCGCCCTTCTTAGCGAGTTGGTAAGCGATCTCTGATCGGCGACCAGCGAGGTCTAATGCACCCCCTAAATTATCGGCAATAATGAAGTCCTTGCGCATGATCTGCGTGTAGTTACCGAGTCGAGAAGTCGCAGTCACTGCAGTGTAAGAAGACAGATCATCACCATCGATCTGTGCGTTAGCTGCTGCAGCCGCGAGCGAGTCAGTCTGCCACTCGAAGAAAGTGTTGCTGACGTTGCGACGCTTGGTCATGTTTGACACAAAAGGTGTCGTTTGGGGCGAGATGTTAAAAATTACATTCGCCAAATCTTCACGGATGCCGACGGCACTATATTTCGTGAAAGTGTTAGTTACGATAGCCATTGATTAATTCCTTAGAGCATCGATTCAAGTAATGAGGCCGCATCATCCATGCGACCACTCCGTGCAAGACGTTGACGAGCTGACTTCTGCTTCCTTGAACTTGGCTTGGCTTGCGCCTGGCTGCTGCCAGGTCTAACCACTTTGGATCGACGGCCGTCTTTCGTTGCGCGCTTTACGCGCTTCTGGCCTCTGTCGTAGAGCATTGCTTTTCGCAGCACTTTGATGTGGTTTGCGCGAACTAGGGCTTGCAATTCTTCTTCTGCAACACCCGAGTTAATCAAATACTCACGGAGCTCTTCGCGTTCTTTCGCCGCAACATCCTCGTTCTTCCATTCGGGAATCACGTCGGGAAGTCGTTGTACTTCCTCGGCTAAGACCTGCTGCATTGCCTGCATTTGATACTGTCGATTAGCCTCTTCCACTCTCTGCTGTTCGAGTTGTATCGCCGCCATTTTCTGTTGCTTGGCAGCTTGCCGCTGTTGCCATTGGCGTTCGACGCGCGTCGCCTCAATCGGATCTTCGTCGTACATCTTGTCGAAGTCCGGGGCGGGCTCATCCAGTCCGTTCAATTGTTGCTGCAGTGCCCCAAGAAGTTGGGCGTATTGCTGTCGCTCTGGTAACACAGCATCCCGGTCTTGCTCGAACGATCTTCGTTCTTCCGATAATGCTTGCGACTTCTTTGTGTAGTCTGATTGACGTGAGTAGCCTGCCTTGAGCTCGTCTAGTGCGACCTCGACTTCCTCTCCGTTAACCTTAACGGTGAAAGTCTGACCGTCTGTCTCAACCTCGTCTGGCTCTTGTTCATCATCATCCAGATCGATCTCTTCTTCATCTGCTTCGAGCTCCTCGTCGGTGTACTCTTCTGCAGCTTCATCTAAGACCTCGCCCTCTTCCGAGAACTCGTCAACGCGCTCTTCTGAATCTTCTGCCGTATCCTCTTCCGAGGGGGACAACATATCCAATATCGCGCTTTGCGCTGAAGATATCCCCAGATCTGGAGATTCTTCGCCTTCAATTCTATCACTCATGATTTCAGTTGCTCCTTTGCTTTTCAAAAGCAATCGAGTCTGCCGCCGCCCTCATGGCGTTGATCAGTTGGTCGAGTGCTTGTAATTTCGCGTGAATGCGTTCCCGCTCATCGGGCTTGCGCTCACGTTGCCACGCTTCAAAAAATTCGTACTTCACCCTGTCCGTTAAAGTTTGGAAGTCAGGGTCATCGAACATTCGCTGAATGTTCTCTAGGTACTGGTGCTCAGACTTGGCCATTCACCGCACCCGCTATTTGTCTCACTACCTCACGATCTCGATCAGCGTTCGCCTTAATCTCGGCGATGTTCACCTGGGCGCCGTAACGCGCTTCGAGCTCTGCCGCTTTCAAGACCATGTCCGCCTCATCCTTATCTCGACGCCGATCGTCTTCGCGCATCATCTTCTCGCGCTCTAGTTCCAGCTCGGCTTGCTTCTTCTGGATATCGACCTGGAGCGCCTGCATTTGCAGTTGGATCAGTTGCTGGTTCGGGTCAGGCTGCTGCTCTTGCTGTTGCGCCTGGGCCTGCATCTGCTGCATGGCTTGCGTTGGGTCCATGAAAAATCGATTGATGTCCTTGAACCCGGCGAGCTCTAGCATTTGCGTGAGCGTCGCGTAGTAGTTGGTCGGGCTGACCATCGGGTTCTGCGGGCCAAGTTGCTGCATGATCATTTCTTGCTTCTGAGCAACCTGCTGCAGCATGCCCATTCGCTCTTGATCGGAGCCGCGACCGAGGTGGACGTTGCTCACCACGTCCATTTCTGCGTTCCAAACATCGGGCGACATCGGCACAAACTGATTGCGCAAGCGGATCATGCGCGGCTGATCTTGATACTGGATGATTAGCCTAAGCAGACCTTTATATAGGCGCGTCATGCCGTTTTCTGCAAAGAGGCGACTGATCATCTCAATGCGTTGCTGCGCTGCTGAGATCGTCTGCTGGACGGCCATGAGCGTGCTAGATTGCAATTGCTCTGGCGCTAG